ATGGCAAACCATACTACCACGCAAAAGCTCTGCAACTGGTTCATTCAGCAGGCGAATGCAAAAAACCTTCCTCTCACGCCCGTCAAACTGAACCACCTGGTCATTCTGGCGGACTGGTGGCACCTGCACCATCACGGCGATTTCCTGATCAACGAACGGGCGGAAGCATGGACCTGCGGGCCGGTGCTCCCCTCCATTCATCACGAATACAAGGACCAGCCGCCCTGCTCCATCATTGAACACCCCAGCCGCCGCCAGCCCCCCCTGGAAGAGGAAACGGACATCATCCCTTTTCTGGAACACATCTGGAACGTCTATGGCAAATACACGGCCCAGCAGCTTGGCCGCATCAACACAGCGCCGGCCTCCCCCTGGCAGCAGGCGCAGGGCAGGCACGGAGAAGCGGAATACCAGCAAATTGCCCGGGAACACGTGAAAGCCTACTTCCAAACCCTGGCTGAATGACCCCGGGAGAAAAGCTGGACCGCCCTTTTTTCTCCGCATTCATTTTTTCTATTCAAAACACACATTTGAGTGAAAAAAAACTTGCAAAGAACAACCGGTTCCGCTTTAATTCGCCCGCACCGCAAAGGTGCCCGTTACATAGCCCTATAGTGTAATCGGTAACACAGCGGATTCTGGTTCCGTATTTTGGGGTTCGAGTCCTCATAGGGCTACCAGATTTAACAAAAAGGCCGTCTCTTTGGAGGCGGTCTTTTTGTATTTATATCCCTTTAAATAAAGGTCTTGTGCGATTTCAGAAAGAAGGAGAACATCCTAAAACATGATGTTACAACTTGAAAAAAGAGCACACTATTGATACCACTAAATCCATGGCATCCATCTATAAAAAGCCGAACAGTCCGTACTGGTACGCACAATACCGTGTACGAACCGCCACAGGCTGGAAGCTGGTCAGGCTGTCAACCAAGATCGAACATACCCCTGCCACAGTAACAAGGGAAGTAAAAGAGGCCGCGGAGGCCGTAGGAAAGGCGCTGAACGTACTGACAAAGGAACAGGCTATGACTAAGGCGCAACGCTTGGCAGACGCCCTTGAATCAACTGCACGGGCAAACCTGCCAGCCTATCAACTGCGGCGATCCATCTCTGCCTTGTCTACGGAGTTAACCGGAGAGTCTATTGAGATGCCCTCTGTTAAATCCTGGCTTGATGATCACATGAAGCGCATTATACGCAATGGGCTCAAACCCGCATCCATAGCCAACTACAAACAAGCCTTTGACAAGTTCCGCGCCTCCATGGGGGAACGTATCAATCTACCCCTGGACCGCATCACTCCCTTAATGCTGGATGATTTCAAAAATCATCTCCTGTCCCGCGTCTCTCCGTCTACCGCCAATATTGCCCTTACTCTGGTTTCCGCGGCATTCCAGGCAGCAGTTGACTACAAGATCATCGAGACAAACCCCTTCACGGCGATTGCCAAGCCGCACAAGGGGAAGGTCATCAAACGCCGGAAATTTGAACTAGAAGAGCTTGAAAAGGTAATGGCCGCGTGCAATCTGGAATGGCGCTCCATGGTGAAAACGTGCCTCTACACGGGGGGTCAAAGATTGGGAGACGTGGCAACGCTCCGATGGTCCCAGGTTGACGGAAAACGCGGCGTTATCCGGATGACAACGCAAAAAAAGGGAAAGCCCCTGATGATTCCGATTTTCCCGGCACTGAAAAAGCATCTGCAGCAGCGGAGGAAAGAAGCCCCAGGGGAATTCCTGCATCCGGAATGCGCGGACATTTTTGAAAGCAAGGGCTCTGGCCGTCTGTCAAATATCTTTGGACGCATCCTGTATCAGTGCGGCCTTATCACCAAAGACCCTTTAGCCGCGGGGAAGAAATATAAAAAGCAGGAAGGGAACGGCACGGAAACCCGGCGCCACGTCAATGATCTGTCCTTTCACAGCCTCCGCTATACGGCAACAACCATGTTACATGATGCCGGTGTTCCCCCTGCCCTTGTGCAAGCTATTGTGGGGCACGACTCCCGGGAAGTCCATGAGGGGTATATCGACTTTGGAGCTAAGGAGTTTACACAGGCCCTTGAAAAGCTTCCGGACCTGTGAACCCTCACGCACCTGTGCTTGAGGGACATCAATTTCAGTTCTGACTGTTTCATGCTTCCCCTCCTAACCCTATTTCTTTCATCAAACCCCGGATTTCAGCCGCGGCGGTGTCGGTGTCCACGACGGGCCCTTCCGGCTGCTGCGGGGCTTGCTCCGGCTGTGGCTTCTTGCGAGCGGCTGCGGACTTCCAGCGCGTCTCTTTGGCCCAGCGGTCCGCGTGTGTCAAAACGTCCCCGAAACACTCCCAGAACTTGCGCCTGCTGTCTGGCCTCCAAAAAGCCTTCTTGTTCCGGTCCTCTGTCAGCCCGGAAGCGTAGTAGGCCCGCAGCATTTCCATATCCCGCGGAGTAACCCGGCCCTGTGCGGAACGGTACGCCTCAAGCGCGGCTGCCGTCTCAATGGCGGTTGGTATCGTCCGACCCCAGGACGGGTTGATTTCAAGGGTGGCAGCCATGAACCGTGCAGCTCCAGGGGAAGCCCCCAGGTCCGCGTGATTGTCGGCGCAGCGCATCCCCCGGACATCGTTCAATCGTTCCCGATCCGGGAAAGGGACGGCAGGCAGTACAGGAGCGGCGGGCGATTCTCCCCACGGTGTACTGTTCACCGTAGTAGTTTCTCCCCCTATATTCCTTTCTTCCTTTCTTTCTTTCTTCCGGTTTTGGACGTTGGCCCCTACATTGGTTCCTACGTTGGTTTCTGAATTAACCGACGTAGGTTTCTCTTCGGTTTCAATGTCGGTTCCTACGTTGGTTTTGGGCCTTCCACCAAGCTTTCCGTTTTCGCGTGCAATAACTCGCTTACGCTCAAGCAGCTTTTGCACGCCTCCCGGGTAGCCAAAAACAACAAGGTCGTCGCCGTCGAAGTGGTATAGTTCCCCACCGTCCATGACTTCCTTGTCCATCACACCGCAGGTTTGCATCCAGCGGCGCATGCCCCAGGTCCGGCAGCCCTCAATAACGCCGCCGTTTTCCTGGGTGCAGCACCAAGCCAGCAGGGCAATCCATGTGGCGCGCTGGATTGGTTCAGCCCCGATGAATTCAGGGCTGGAAAACAAGGCTGTTGGTACGTTCATGTATTCCATAATCAAAAAAGCGTCAGTTGGGGGTTGTAGTTAATCCACAGGCATTCCACACGTGGACTGCTCATGTTGGAAATGGTCTTGATGGAGTCCTTGTGCCAGCCCTGCAGGGCGGAGTTGTAAAGCTCGTTATCATAGCCGGACAACACCACCTTGCCCTGCAGCGTGACCAGGACGTTGAGCAAGCGCCGGTGATCGTCCTCCGTGTACTCATGGCTGTATCGCCCCGTCCTGGTGCGCGTGGCTGGCATGTAAGGCGGGTCAACGTAGTGGAGTGTTTCCGGCCCGTCGTGGGCCTGTAAGACGTCAAGGGCGTCCCGGTTTTCCACGTGGACGTGCTTTAACCGCTGGGTGGCCAGCCGCAGAGTTTCCGGCAGCCGGTCCCAGTCGGTAGCCGGAGAAGGCACCCTGTTCCGGCTTACGAGTAAGCCGGAACGTCCATCCCTGAAAGAGTCGCTTGCAATCCCCATCCAGGAGCGCACTAGCAGACGCCGGGCACGCTCCACGGCATCACCTGCAGGGGCGGAGTCGTTGAGCTCGTCACGGCTGTATGGGGTCAGCATGACGGCCTCAAGCAGCCGTCCGGCGTCCTCACTGCGGAGGACGCGGAACAGGTTGACAATCTCGCCGTCTTTGTCATTGCAGATTTCCACCGGCGCCGGGGCCTTGTTGAGCAAGACACCCAGGCTTCCGCTGTATGGCTCCACATAGCAAGTGTGAGCCGGGAAATGCCGGATAATCCACGGGGCAAGGCGGTTTTTACCGCCTAAATATCGCAGTACGGCTTTCATAACCACTTCACAATAGTTTGATTGTTATATCCTTTGACCCAGTGAAACCAAGCGTAGGCAATGGCGCCGCCTTCGGTTTTGGAAAAATCCCCGTTTTTGGCGCAGGTCCGCCGCTCGCTGAATACCCACACGTCGGAGGGGGGGGCAACGTCGAACAACCGGCGCCGGGCCTTGCCCTCTAAAAACTGGAGACGCAGAAGCATCCAGACATTGGCTCCATCCTTGACGCAGGCAAGCGCACGCTCGACAAATTCAAGGGCTGTGGCGTAGGGAGGATTGGTCATAATATCCACGTCTCCTATCTCGCCATCGTCGAACTCCCACAAGAAATCTTGTACGCAGGAATCAGGACATCCACGGTCAACAATGTCGGTTGCACAGACTTCATGCCCCCGCTCCCGCAGGACATTGACGATATGACCAGCTCCGCAGGCTGGTTCCCATACACGTTTCCGGAGAGGCGCCCCTGCGTTGAGCAAATCCCGAACCATGTCAGGGTGCGTGGCGTAGTAGTCTTCCCGCGGGCGCTCGCCGGAGGCAAGGTAGGATGCTCCCAGCGTAGCGCCAAGAGTCCGGTTGTTACCTGTCCAGTCTTTCACTCTCCCTCCTTTCTCGGCTCCCAATTGCAGGAACTTGCAAGGCTATTGAAAATCATGCAATTCTCGCAAATCTCGGAACCGTCGTCTTCTTCCAAATAACTACAAGTCCGGCATTCCCTTTTCTCCAAGGGCACCCACGCCCTGCACGCGGCCCGCTTCTGCCAAGCGTCGCGGATAAGTGCATCCAGTCCGTGCATGTCTCTCTCCACATGCCAGGCATAAAGCCCCATATCGGGCACATCCGCGAAATACTTTTTGCTTCTGTGGGCTTTAAGCCAGCCGCGGGAGCGCCCATACTCAAACCAGGCTTTCTGCTCAGGCGTCAGTTTCATGCGAGCCTCCTTTCCAAAATGCCCGCCTGCTCCGGGCTGATGTACTGCCAGGACTGCGGCGGACGGGTCATGTCGATGGCAGAGAGCGGCACGGCGGCGGGGAGCCTCACGGGGTCCATGACTCCCCAGGCGTGGCAGGGGAGATATGACTGCAAATGAGCTACCGAGACGCAAGCTTCCTTGATCATCAACTCATTTGGCATGTGCCTCAACGGAATAAAACACCACAACTGGCATTTGCCGATGATGGCCCGCTCCCCGTCCTTGCCGGATTCGTAGAGCCAGAGCGTTACGCCGTCGTGATTTTCCGGTGGGATGCACAGCGCGTTCTTGCGTAGTTCCCACGTTTTTTCTCCGGACAGAATTTTACCGGAGAAAGGCCGCCTGACGGATAAGAGGATGTTAATCATTGCTGGCCTCCTTTCTGTTCAAGTTCCCAGGGCCATTTCTTGATTCCGGTAGGATAGTAGCTATCTGCATCACCATACACGTCTTGGAGACGATTTTTTCTGCTTCCTCCCAAACGGTTTCCTCGAATCCTAAAAGAGTAGTCCAATCGCAATTTGGACACCCGATGCGCCCCATTGCTATCTCATGCAAATCAGGGAAGAATTGTAACGATCTCCCGCACAGCGGGCATTTAATATCTTTCATTTTAATTTTATCCTTTCTTGATTTTAAGTTTTCCGTTCGGCCCCATGGTCCAGCCGTCAAAAGTGACGGTGCCGGACAGATTGATCACGGGGTAGGCGTCATAGGGACGGCAGCCAAACTTGCCTTTATCGTTCTTCACCCGTAGCCATGCGCCCCATTTTGCACCGATAACGGTATATCTATGTCCTCTAACTATGACTTGCTGACCGTGCCGGAAGCGGGTGCCGTAGATGGCGTTGAGGGCGTCCAGATCGAGCTGCGTGGCTTTGGCGGCAGAGGCTTTCCGCCTGCGGTTGTACTCCATCATCCAGCGCCGTTTTTTCTCTCTTTCTTCGGGGCTCATTTGCCGAGTTCCTTTCTTTTGTAGGTTTCCACGCTCGCGACTTGGTAATCGCAAAAGCCTTCCGGGTTGAGGTAGCAGCGGCCAAACTGGGCCAAGGCAAAGGCGTCCGCCTCGTTGTTGTTGTTCATATCCGCGCCCCAATGCTGAAAAACGCGTTTGAGCATCAAATCCTTTTCCGCATTGCCCTTCCCGGTGGCAAATTTCTTGTTGGTAGTTGGCTGAACGACGATGAAGGGAACCCCCATGTCAAGCAGCAGGAGACGAACAACGCCCCCCAGTTCTGCCAGCCCGGCCATGCCTTGGTGAGAGCCGTAGGAATAGCCCTCAATGACGGCAAGTGACGGCTGCTCTTGGTAGATGATGACTCGTACCTCATTGCGGATTTCAGAGAGACGCTTAGCGCTTCTATGCTTGGATTTGATGACGCCCCATTTCGGGGAACCATCCCACACCAGAGCCCACCCCGTAGCGGTAAGGGACAGATCAAGACCTAAGATGCGCTTGTTCATGCCGCCCTCCCTTCTGCAGCCGGGCGGATGCGCGGCATAATGAGATCGTATTTATCCCGATATTCCGCTTTAAATTCATCCAAGGCTTCCTTGATTTTGTCCGTGTATTCATCCCACTCCACCTTGATGACAAACGGACGCAGGCCCCGGCAGTAGGAAATGAAATACCATGTCCGCAACCCCGTCACGGCCATAGAGCCGTGAACTTGCTGCCGGTAGTCATCTGGCAGCACGCCGTTGAGCAGGTAAAGAGCATGTGTCTTGGAGAGGGGGCACTTGATTTCCAGTCCGGCAATGTAATCGCCAGACGCATCAACAATGAGTCCGTCAGGGCTGCACCCAACCGGGCCGTCTTTGCAAAGGACAAACCCCACTTCCTTGACGGTCAGTCCGGTTATTTTTCTGAATTCGTCCCTGGCTTCCGGTTCCAGTTCTTCCCCCCGATCCGTGTGGCGGTTTCCTTCCCATTGGATTTCATCGGGACGTAGGAAAGAGCAGCACAATTCAATAATAAGGGCGCCCCACGGGCCTCTTTCCTTGTTGTTTTTGGGCTGGGGTTTGCGTCCCGTAGGGGTAAGCAGCCTGTCAAAATTGCTGGCCGTCAGGCGTCCGGAGCGCAACTTGAACCACGCTTCCGAACGCTGGGGCACGTTCTCGTAAACGGTACAATTCGGAGATAGGCTCATGTCAATAATCCTCCCTGCTGATGGTTACGGGTTCTTTCGGCGCGGGCATCTTCAGTCCGGGAATAAGGTCATTCTGTCCTTCCGGCTCCGGTTCCGGCAGGGCCTCCCGGGGTTCTTCACGGAATTCTTCAGGGGACGGAGCGTTGTTCCACGGGGTTTCCCCTTCGGCGGGCCCATCGGTTTTTTCCGGGGTTACATTCCGCATTTCGCTTTCAAATTCCTGTTCGTCTGAGACGCTCATGGCTTGCTGGATATACAAGGGCAAATCCCATTGCTTGGAGGCGCGCTTGATCACTGTTTTCAAGCCCATTTGTTCAAAATCGGTTTTCCAGGGTCCTACGATTTCCCCCTTCTTGTTACGGGAGTTGGAGCGGGCCATGATATCATTGACGGCTTTCAGACTCATCCGCTCCCCGTGCAAGTAGCTATCCTTGTCTGTCCAGATACAGTAAAAACCCCTGATGGGTTTCTTGTCGTCATCCCATCCGGGGGTGTGACCCATGACAAATTTCCCGTCCTCAATATTCCAGTAAAACGGCTCTCCCTCACGTGCAATGCCAATGTTGAGGTTGGTGACGCCATTGGAGCGGGCCATACGCATCAGGCCGCGGGCGGAGGGCACCGGCACGCAGGTTAGCACGGGCTTTCCGGTTGCTTTGTCTTTAGCCCAAAATGGAACAAGATAGCCGTGGATGCCGTCAGGCTCACACCGCATCATCAGCAGGTTTTTCAGGGATGCGATCAGCGTCACCGGGGCGCATTGTTGAAGGAGGGGGGTCTTCTGGCAGCAGTGCCAGAAGATACTGATACAGCGTTCCGGCGTCATCATGCCCTCTACAAGCTGGGCAATGTGTCTCTTCATGTCCTTCGACATCACAATTTCATAGAGTGTCTTTTTCGGAACTGGCGCCTGGGGCAAATCTAGTTTATCTGTAGGTGCGTTACTCATAATCTTTGCATGGTTCTGTGTAACAAGGCCGGGGATCAGTTGGCGCTGACCCCGGCCAACTGCTATTTAAGCATTCAGGGATTCGCGGTGCTTGCGGTTCAGTTCGTCGCAAAGCTCCTGAGCTTTCTCTAGGGCCTCTTCCTTGTTGTAGGGAGATGTGAGACAAGCGTCTGAATTCCACCATATTGTGTGCATATAGTAGTCACCTCTCGTGACCCGGAAACTACAAGTCATCTCTTTGACCTCATAAGGCTGTTCTGCCTCAATTTCTTCAATGGGCTTGACAAGCTCAATGCAGGCAGCTGAAAGGTAATTGTTTCGGTTTAGTAAAACGCCATCAGGGAGGCTAACATCCCCTCCCGCAATCTCGTCTCCACAAAGGGCCACTTGGCCTCC